AGCAGAGGCACAGCTAGAAAATTATTAAATATTTTTACACCAGAATTACCCACAGGTTATGCTGAAATAATATTAAACTTAAGTCCAGCCCAACAAAAGACACTACTAAGATATGTATCTGGTGGTGTTGCTGAAGGTAGAGGTAAGTATGCATCTGCTTTTGAAGAGATGAATATGCCTGAAGTATTTAAGTATGTAGATAATACTACAAATGCTATACAAACTATTAGTTTACTTAGGTTACAAGATACCTTAACTAAACACTGGTCGTTTGCAGGTTTAGTAGATCAAAAAATAATGGAAGTTTATGGTAAAACACCTGGAGAATTTTTTGATACAACTGATCCAGGAAAGATGTTTAATATGATGATGAGCAATTCTTTTAGGGCACTTGTTTTAGACCCTGCTGTTACACAAACTGTAAAGTTAACAGCATCTGTAGACTGGACACAGAGAAGTAAGTATGTAGGTACTTTTTGGGCAGCAGCTGCTAAACAAATGGAAAGACTTTCTAATAATGCATTTTTTGGTTATCAAATACCCTTTGGATCTTTTGCAAATACTGTTGTACATAATGCTGGTAGTTATACTGGAATAAACTTTGGAAGAAGACTTATACACAGGGGTTTAGAAGCTAAAGGTATAACAGGTAGTGACGGTAAAAGACTTATAAATCCTTTTGATGAAAGTGATACAAAACTTCTTGCTCAAGGTATTGTTGGAATATCTTTAATGGGTTATTATTTATATGGACCACCAGGAAAACCAGAACTAGGTGAAATGTATAAACTAGAGAATGGTATTGCTGTTGATCAAGAACTACAATCAGATGGTAGTATGACTAGTTCATCTACAAGTTGGCCTAAGCGTCAGTTTAAACTTGGAGCTAGAGTAGTAGCGCATATGTCTCAAAAATATAATGGAGATGTAAGTCAGATACCAATAGAAGAATTAAAGTTTGGTCCTATAAATGAAATTTTTGAGTACTATGGATTTGAAAATCCAGAGTGGAACATAAGAAATTGGAAAGATTATATTGATAAAAATAAACCGTTTCAAGGTCAAGGCTTTAGCAATGTACCTGTAGATCTTTGGAAAGAATTATTTAACTCTTTGGGTGGATCAAACTATTTAAACATACAAAAATTTCAAGATGTTTATCTTGCTGGAATAACTAAATCTTTAAAGGATGGAGACTTTAGTATTTTTTCTATGCAAAAAACTTTGTCAGAAAAAAAAGATGACTTTTTAGATCTTGCAAACGTAGTTATTATGCCACCTGTAAGTAGAGTAGTTCAAGGTGCAACAAGATTTGCAGAGTTAGAGAATACAATTACTAGATTAATATTTGATAATGAAAGTCACCCTGACTATGGTGGATATAATAAATCTTACTATGGTATGTTTAAATACATAGATAACTTAATTCAAATACCAAGTGCTATGGGTTTTGGGGAAGGTATTGGACCTGATCGCATTGTTAATCCTGTAGAAAAACAATCTGTTAGTGGTGAAAATGTAGATGTAAGTATACCTAAGTTATTATTTTCAAATAGATTATCCCAAGAAAATAATATGTATATGTCTATGTACAACTCAGCAGGAAAACCATCGTGGAAAGCTGGAGGAACTATGGGCAGAGATATGATTAATGCCCCAGTAGAATTAAGAAACATGATTAATGAAGCGTTAAGAAATGAATTACATTATGTTGGTATGCAAAAAATAAGAGACTTAGATAAATTAGGCATAAACTATTTTAAATTACATCAGAATAAAGATCCAAAAGGATTAGGTTTTAATAAAGAAAGTATTTTAAATCAAGTACAAAAAGAAGCAGTAGATAATATTAAGGCTGGTCTTTTATACTCTGAAGAGAATGGTAATGGTGAAACAAAATTCTTAGATGCAATGGAGTTAATGAAAAAAGATAAAAAAGATATTGAGTATGCAATAGAAATTGCTTTCAATGACACAAAAGAAAAACCTAAAGACTTAGATGATATCTTTTACATGGGTGGTGATTGGGATATAGATACTAAATTAATTATTATGTTAAAATTAATTAATGGAAAAATAGATAACTCTAATCCAAGTAGTAAAGAGAATGAAAACTTTTTAAAATTTATAAACCGTTTAACTATAAACTAATCTTCACTATCATCATCTAACATATAGTCTGCCCAGTCATACGCTGACCTTTTAACTTCAGACATACGACCAGCCCCTCGACCGCCAGAGAGTAACCCAGCTAGAGCTTGTCCAGCTAGGTATCTCCTTGTAGTCAGGGGTTTTATTGTTCTTGGGTTACGCTTACGTGTAGTAAATTTCTTAGCTTCAGTTTCTAAGATTGACCTCTTGTTGTCGCTCATTTTTCTTTACCTTCTCTAGGTTTTTGAAGTACCCTATGTTAAAACCATACTCCCAATCCCTATTGTTTTTAGTATTGATTGTGTAAGGGTTGCCTAAAGTACCCTTACGAAAAGCCAACTTACCTTCTTCAAACGGTTTCATTTATGAATCTCCTCCATAGCTTCAAGCATTCTATCTAAGTACCACTGTGCTTTCTTTAAGTCTTCAACAGGACTTTGTTTATATCTATACCTGTGTTGGTACTTAATCATATTACCATGACAGTAACTAGCAAAACCTTCTATGCCTAGTACTTGTTTAATATAATCAATACACTCAACACCACCTGAAAGATTATAGTGAGCTGGTTTATTAACAGGATCAAACTTTTCAGCTTCTCTAACAGTATGTATTTTAGTAGTTAATGTACCTAACACAAGTCTTTTACTTTGAGTTTGATTTTTTTGGTTTGTCCCCATCGTTTTCTCCTAACGCATTTCTTAATTCATTTAATTTACCAGAGTGAACAGCATCCACACACTGTGCAATATGATTTAATAAACTTAAAGAATTATCTCCAAGTTTAACAGTATTAAGTACTGCCATTAACTCACTGTTCTCTTCATCAACTTCATGTTCTTTATTATCAATAGTAACTTTCATTTGTTTCTCCTTAAGCACTGATGTCTACAATTTCACAGACTTCACCAGTGCACGCAAAGGTCTGAGATGATTTCGTTGTGTCTTCTGATTCAAAGTCTGATAGCTTAGACCAATCTATTTTCTTAGGCATAATACTTTTTAATATTTTGTAATCATTCTTATTGCAATCCTGATAAGGTGCTTGTTGATATATGTGATCGTCATGTGGTAAGAATGACACACCACTTACCTCATCAAAGTTCTGATGTACAAAGTTAAGCACTGGTATCCACTCGCCTTTCCTAACTGATATTGTAACAGATGGTTTGTGTTCTGTCCAGTGTCTTTGATATATTAACCACATATTTAATTGATCAATGGCTGTTATATCATTCCTTGTAACAGCTTTATTAGGTGCTTGTACAGGGAAGCTGAACACTGTAGTAGTTTCAGGCTTACTTACACACAGTTCAAAAGGGATACCCTGGTCTTTCATAAACTGTGTAAGAGGGTCGTTGTTATCAGCCCGTACTGTACGTATGTAGTAGGGTGAATGCCTAGCATGTATACCTGATGCACTGTCTACAAGTTGACTGACTGTACCACTAGGTTTAACACAGGTAATAGCAGTAGATACTGGTATACCTAAACGCTCTGCCCAATTAGCATTGGTAGTAATAGCAATATTTTTTAAATGCTCTAGTGTTTTATCAAGTCCTTTATTTACAGAAGTCATCAATGGGTTATCCATAATACCTGTAAGGCTAACACCAAGTAGTCTTTCTTCTTCTGTATTATTCTGCCATATCTTACGCAGGTACGGAAACTTAGTATAAGTAGATTGTATTGTACCTAGTATGGTAGCATACCTAACCTTCTCCCCTAAAGTTTCAAGAGTATCTGTTGCTCTCACAACTACTTCAGTAAGGTTACAGAATTGATATGGTCTTAATATAATTTCACTGCATGGGTTAGTTCCAAAGTCATAGTTAGGATCACGTCTATCATTCTTAGCAGCCTGTACTTTACTTGCCTGTCTATTAAAGATACCACGCTCACCATTGTTTGATCTTATCAATGAAAGCCACTCTTCCATGAAAGCAGTTTCATCAGGTTTTTCAGTGTAACATACTGAGTTGTTAGCTAATTGACGTTGACCATTTAGTTCCCAGAACTTCCCATCCTTTGCATGCCTCATCCTATCATCAGTTAAATTAGATAGTGAGATCATAGCTGACCTACGTACACCACCTACTACAACAACCTCACCTACCTTACACATTAAATCATGGCACTCAATAGAGTTTAACTTTCTTCCCTGTGCAATTTTAAACACACCAATAGTAAAGTTAAACAGATCAATCAAAGGTGCAGGGCCTGATGCTCTACCACCAAACGTCTTAAGTCTAGCACCAGCAGGTCTAACCTTAGATACATTCCACTTAGGTATCTCACCTGCATACAATAAAGCTATCACTTGTCTGAATGCTTTAGCCCAACCTTCCTTACTATCTTTAACTATAATAGTTGTATCACTATCAGACAACTTAGGTATCTCTGGTAGTTCATTTATGTACTGACGCTCAACACTAAAGCCTACACCTGTACCACACAGTAGTATAAACATAGCTTCATCGAAAGATTTAACATCATCTACTGGTAGATAACTACAGTTGTACATACAAGTGTTGTCTCTATCCGCAGCTGCACCTGCTGTCATCATTGACCTCATACTAGGCATGACATCAAGATTAAGTATGGCTTGTTCTAATCCCTTAGTGATACTAATATTAGTGGAGATAGGCTCTACTATATTAGTTATGTATCTACTAACTGTTTCACTCCAAGTCTCTCTACGATTTTCTTCTTCAACCCATCGAGCATACCTTGATGTGTGAATGAATGCTTGGTAGTCTGTTGGTAACATATTACTCATCTGTAATCTCCACTTCCTTTTATTACGTTACGTGCCATACGACTGTTTAATTTATTAAGATTGTTCTGTGCAACATCTTCCATGTTTACATTTAAATCATTACACATAGCAGCAATGTACCACAGCACATCACCTAACTCATCTGCTATTTGTAGCTTATCCTCAGGAGAAAAGTTACCACCCTTATCCCTTAAAACTTTTTTAACTTTCCCTGCTACCTCACCTGCCTCACTTACTAAACCTAACGCTGGATATATAACAAGATCTACCTTGTCATATACTGTTGTTTGACTTGCTTGCTTTTGATAGTTATTAAAATTATTACCTCTGACCATTTTTTATTACCTCACATTCTTTAATTTCTAGATCATCTATATCATATAAACAATCAGTTACTACTTGCTTAATAACACTTGAGTTATTAATCTCACCTACCTCAAGGAAGTTTGCAGTAGGGTCTACTACAACCTTTATAATTATTTCATAGTCCATTTGTAAACTCCCAGTTATACTCTTTATCAGACATTTGTCAAGATTATTTATAGTAAGCTTTAAGTCTTTCAAGACTTACAAACTCTGGGTCATAGTAACCTTGATCTACATTTCTTTTTATTACTACACCCTTCCACCAATCTAAGTTAGCTTGTCCTGCCCAAGCTTCTTCAGCTCCCTTAAAGCAACCTGCAACTAAACCTATAGTTGGACTAGGGTATGAGTCATCCTTAAAAAAGATAGATCGTTTATGACTATGGCCTACTGTAATTGAGTGGTGTCTTTTATTTAACATACCGTAAGCATGGTGCATACCAGACATAGCAGTACCAAAGTTACCACTTGAAAGATAGTGAGCATAAGATACACCATCCTTATTAAAGATACTTGGACCAGAGTTTCTATACTCATGGTACTCATCAAAGTAATGATCTGTTTGTAAGTGTTTAAAACTTATACCGTACTTTGATCCTTCAAGCCTTGGGTCAAGAGAGATAGCTTTCTTAATTCTATTCTCGTGATTACCTTCAAGCCCATAGTACTTAGGTCTCTTACGTTTCATCTCTTTAAATTTTATTCTTAATCTATCTTGTGCTTCATTGTAATGATTAATATCTTCTTCATAACTTTGAGACACAATAGCTTGTGGGTATTTAGTATCATAACTATTTAAAGATTTCATATCTGCACCATCGCCAAGATCAACTACATAATCTGGACGTAAGTCATAGATAAGTTTACCAAGTAAATCAAATCTTTCATTAGAAACATTCGGGTCTACATGGGCACAAGTAAATACTACTGCTGTATTAGGCATCGTAAAGTTCTCCATAATTTATTTTTATTTCAAGGGGTTCAATAGTGGTATCAAAATGTTTCTTCATTTCATAGGCAGACTCTAGATCATAGAACCAATAGGGTACTACATCCATCTCTCCATCTATTTCTACCCTACATTCGTGATACCATTTAGCTCCAGTAGGGTAGTCGTGACCTGGTAAATCACGTACAGATATTGGACCTTGTACGATACCCCAGATCTTCATATTCTTTTTCATGTTAGTCTCTCTTCCAATTTTTTAATAGATCCATGTAATGATCTAACTCTGTGATAACAACCCAAGGGTTTCTATCAGCACGAAAGAAAACAACAGGGTCTCCTTTGCCGTGGTTAGTAGCTTGATTCATGTAGCCATAGACTGTCTTAAGACCTGATTTCCTACGCTTAACTTCTATAGTAATGGGTAACTTCTTTCTAGCTGCTGGACTAAGTTGAATGTCCTCACCTGTATCACCCATAGTTGTGCTCTTGATATCATCAGGTTCAAACTCAGGGAAAGTTTCAAGCAACTTATCTCTGATCTCTTGTTGGCCTACTCTGCCCTTTGCTTTAGCTGACTTACTCATGCTGTAATCTCAGGAACTTTAGGTTCTTTTTCTACATGAACTAAGTGCTCAATAGAATAAGAATACTTAAAGGTGCGTAGCTTAGGCCAGCAAAGTTTCTTATACTCACAGTAACTACAAGCCATAGCTAACTTAGTGTTAGGGCTTGTCTTACTCTGAGGTACTGGTTGTATACGTTCTTTAGGTATGTCACCTGCTACCATATCTTTTGCCTCAAGCATTTCTTTTTCTTTAGTCTTTAGTTCTTCTGTAAAGTCATACACATCTAAACATACATGACCATTCTGTTTATCTATAGCTAAGAAAGCACCATGTGTTTTGTTAGTAACAAGTGGGTCATCCTTACCTGCATAGACATAAGAACTAAGCTGAGAGATATAACCAAAGGGATCATCATCTCTAAGATTACCACTCTTAAACTTCTTAAATGCATAGCTACTACAAGACTTAACATCCACTGTCATACCATCTATCACTGCATCTCTATGCCCTTTAATACCATGCACATCAAGTCTACATTGCTCACCAGATACATAGTGGCCAGCAGCTACTGATAAACTTAACAGTAACTCCTCAATCATGTCACCATAAAAAAACTTTAGTAGCGTGTTGGGAGTAAGGGGTTCACCCTCACCTGCACGATTAACTTTATACCATAGCTTACGTTTACAAGGCATACCTATAGAAGATAGAGACAAATAACTGCGTGGTTCTTGTGGCTTACTAAACCTTTGGTTAGCTACCAAGGCTATACCTTGACCTAAAAAAGAACCTAGAGTACCTGTCCAACTACCCTTGCCTTTAACAACCTCATAGATATCATCTACAAGAGTATCAATCTGTTTTATTAGTTGTACTTCCATCTCTTTTATGTTTCCTTTTTCTAAATAAATTTTTTGTTTTGTCGGCAATAACCCTGAGTCGGTACTTAGGGGTACGTACTTCTTTTGCCACAGGGTTACGCCTTTTCATAGCTTAGAACAGTATTGCGTCATCAGCTACAACTGGTTGTGTCGGAGGTACAGTAACCTCTTCAACATCATCAGGTTCAAAGTGTACAATATCAAGAACTTTAATCTTGTCTAACCTAGTACCTACTATGTCCTTACGTTTAGTATCATAGACAGATAGATGTACCTCTACCTTAGATCCATTACCAATGAACCCATCAACTTCTAGATCCCATTTAGAATCATCAGGCTTTAGTACAACAGGTGCACCGCTATCCCAATCTCTGCCTGTATCATACTTACGTACAAACGTAACCTTAGTACCTCTACCATCTCTATCAGGTGAGCCTTTCTTCATAGATCTTGAGGCTTGTAACAGACTTAAGTTACTATCATCCATTATAAGATCTATAGTGCAAGCACCATCACAGTCTTCATAAGCACCTTCATAACCTTTAGTGTCACGATTTTGTACAAATACCTTAGACCATTCAGCGATACCTGTTAGTTTTACTCTTCTTGTTGCCATTCTTTTTTCTCCTTCTAATGGACTTCTGCATAATTTTTACCGTACTGTACATCAATACCTAAGTCAACATTTAGTTTAAGTTGACTGTTTAATTTACTGATAGCAGTGTTTAAAATACTGGTGTGTTCATGTTCATAACCCTTCCTTACTACATTAATACTTTCATCATGGAACTGTCCTATTATATTAGACCTAGCTGTGCGGTATAACGCTACCCACCTATCAAAACAATATGAACCTGTACTCTGATTGATAGTAGAGAAAGCATCCTTCTCAAACCTGAGGCTATGCCAAAACTTACTCACTGGATTTTGTATCCACATGTCACCGTCTATATGTCTTACAGGTTGTGACTCTGAGAACTCCTTGACTGACCAGTTACGCTGCCAATAGGCATCGAGTAATGCTTTTGCATCCTCAACAGGTATACCCGTCTCACGGGACAGCTTAGAGGCACCTACACCATAGGTAGCAGAGTAGTTCACCACCTTATAGTTCTTACGTAAAGCTTTTAGATCTATAACACCTGAGTTATGTTGATCAATTTGTTCTTGGGTTATTGCACCTGCATGTTTAGCTAAGTCTAAGTGTGGATCAAAGCCATCTTGTGACATCTCTTCTACATACTTAGGGTCATAAGGCTTCATGTAGTGACGCTTAGTTGTATCCTCAAGCGATGTCATGTCAGCACCACACAGTACATGATCATCAGGTGCTATCAAACAACTACGTATCTCTTTACCCCAAGGCTTATCTACCCCTGGCAAATTAACTAAAGGCTTCTTATGTTTAAACCTAAGTGTATTAGTAAGGCCAGCTATCTCTGCCTTAACATATCCATCACGTTCACAATCAATGAAGCCTTGGAAGATTGCAAGCCTATGCTGTATGATAGTAAGCCCATCAAGTATCTCAACAGCTGGGTTATCAGCTATGAGTAACCGTACTGACTCAGTAAGCTCACCATTCTTACGTACCTGTGGTATCTTTCTTTCATACCCTGAGTGTGGAACCATTAAGGGTGTCCTAACATACTTAAATGTACAAGGCTTCCAACCTAAGAAAGTTAACCAATCTTTTACCTGATCAGTTGAGCTAGGGTTAGCTGCCTCTGCACCCTTAACTACAGTCACCTCACCTGTATAGGTAGCAGGTAATCCATACTCATCAAGTAACTTGAACCATCTCTTACCATGTGATGACAACGTATCATCTTTCTTATAACAAACCTTAGGCTTAGACTGTACCTTAAACAACTTACGTAGTGGCATTACATTACACAACTCTTTAGTCTTATAGTCTTGTTCCTTAGTTAACTTATCTATAGAATCTTTAGCTAAGTCTATGTCTAGTCTCCAACCACTAGCCTCAGCACTTGCTGCACAGTTCATCTTAAACTCTAGGTATCTAAAGAACTTATCTAACTGTAGCTTATCTTTGTAGATAAAGATAAATCGTTTGAGTAAGTTCTGCCACAGTAACCAATTAATCTTAACATCTTCTTGACAACGGTGTGCATATTCTTCTGGTGTTAAGTTAACCCAGTCATCTACCTCAGGCTTAGGTACACCAAAGTCTTGGCCAAATGAGTCAAGCCCATGCTTACCCCTACTAGTATTAAGTACCCAAGACATAGGTAAAGTATCAAACAACCTAGCCTTAATACTAATACCCAATAGCTTCTCAAGTAAAGGTATATCATAACGTACTATGTTATGACCTATCAATCCCTTCTGACTAAGTAATAGGGTACGCATCTCAGGGTAGGTAAAGATAGTCTTAACGTCTGAACCATCAGAAGTATACGACAAACAATGTATCTTTGTAGCATCTTCCAAAAGGTTGTCTGCTTCTACATCAAATACAATCATGCCGCAATCTCTCTCCTTGTTACAAAGTTTTCTTCAGTAAGTATCGTAGTCTCTGGATCATAGTATACAGTACCAGCATGTCCTAACTTAGCAAAGGGTCTGTTCTTATCTATGTAGAATGAGGTAGTGTTCTGCAACACCTCATCTTCAGACTCAACATCTCTCTCAATCTTTATACAGATGATAGCTTCTTCTTCAAGGGATGCTGCATACTTTGTACGCCCATCATCATTAACCTGGGATATAAATACCACACCTATGTTAAGTTCCTTAGCAAGCTGTGCCATACGTGCACCTAGTGTAGTCAACGTACTGGTAGCACCATCTACACCTGTACTACTAAGGTAAGCTAACCTCTGTACATGATCCACAAAGATATAACTAGCACCATACACTGATGCAGCTAACCTTACATACTCAAGTAACTTAAGTGGGTCATCATGTGAACGCATCTCAAATACAATGGTACGATCACCATCAGTAATCTCTTGTGCCGCTGCTACTACTTGATCCTCAGTGTAACCGTTATCTCTAGCATCATCCTTAGTCCTTACATTAACACCTAGATGGTACGTAGCCATAGCCCTATAGGTAGTAGACTTCATCTCTTCCATGTGAAGTAAGGCTATACGTACATCAGGATCTTTCAGTAGACCTAACTCAAAGTATCGTACCACCTCAGTCTTACCCATACCTCTTGGTGCTTTGATAAAGGTTAGCCCACCCTTAACCATACCCCTAGTCTTAGAGTCTATGCCCTCATGTCCTGTTGGTACATACTCATAGGGATTCTCATTACGTATAGCTGTGTCAACCTCTTCATCAGAACAAAAGAAGTTATCAGGTGAATACCTCTGAGGTTTTAATGCTGCCCATTTAAGATCATCACTGTCACCATTAGTAAGGAAGTCATTAGCATCCTTGTGCTTAGACATAGGTACGTAGTAGAACTTATCAGCAAGAGCCTCATATAATCTCTCAGCTGCACGTTTACCTGCATCATCTAACTCACCTGCATAGATAACTTCCTTGAAAGAGTTAAGGTAATTGTAATTTTGTTTAACAAACTTCTCACCTATGGATGCACTAGGTAAAGACTTAACAGGAAACTTCTCACCTAATACCTGATACAAACTTGCAGCATCAAACTCACCCTCTGTTAGATAGATACGGTGTGATGAACCTGCATTGAAGTCTGGACCAAACAGGTGGTTCATACCCATACCTCTGTCCTTAGTCCAAGTCTTAGTCTTATCATTGTAGTCCCTGTACTTGACGGTATGAGGGTACTTGTAAGCATATCTAATAGGTTGGCCAGCCTCACCTGTCTGTACTTGTATGTTATAGAACTGACATACACTAGGTTTAATACCCCTGATGTCATCAAAGGTCATTCCTTTTACTGGTATCTCCATTATGTTTATCCTTTTCTTTACGGGATACTCTCTACTCACCCAATCAAAAGATTCAATACGTTTCCTTGACGGGTACGACTCACCACAACTGTGACAAAAACCAAAGCCATCATCATTCCAATTAAACGCATCGGAAGATCCACAATCCACAAAGGGACAGGCTTTGTGTGGGTTATCACTCATTAACATTCTCCTCTATCTCAAAGTTTACAGTTCGTAATCCTTTTAACTTTCCTACCATAAGGTAATCGAAAGGGCAAGTGTTTAACCACTCACGTAATATTTCTTCTTCTGATTT